TCTTGCGTCGCGATTGTGCCGAGTCCAAAATTCGTTCTCGCGCCCGATGCCGTACTCGCTCCCGTTCCTCCATCCAAAACAGCAACGTCGGTTCCGCCGGGCGCGTAATAATCCGCGCCCTCCGCCGCAATGGATTGAACGCCAGTTCCATTCGTGTTCTTGACGATCCCGGTTGCGAGCGCGGACATGGCTTGTTCATTCGTCAGCGATCCGTTCGCAGTCTGCGTTATGTAGGTTGCATCCGCCGGAGCCGATCCGCCGGAAGCGACTGCGCTCCATGAATCAGGCCCATTAGAATCCAATTGTTTGAGCACTGGAGGATTCGTGCTCACATCCATCCAAAGTGTTCCGATGGTTTGGCTAGTCGGCGCAACTTCACTGTAAATCACCGGCTTGTAATTCAACGCGGCGGCGAATAAGATAACCGTAATTCCGAGAAGAATTCCCGATATGAATCCAAGTTTTTTGGTTGATTGATTTTTCATTTCGTTATTCCGCCGGAAGAATCTCGACAATCATCCCCTCTTGAACAATAGAATCATCAAGTGGAACGCCTCCGCTGTCCTCGCCAGTGCATGATATTCCAACCGCGCCAGATAATGTTTCAGCCGGTTCGGTGAAATCCATTGTCGTAGCTAGAACCGATAGATCGTTGGACGTGAAAATTGTGAACGCCTCTTGCGAAGTTGCGCCAGTTCGCATTACGGTAGCCTCAATCCTCCAATCCTTTACGCTTGCGACGCCAAAAACGAGCGCGGTTGTGTCAAGAATTGCGGTTCCACCAAACACCATTCTCAAATCCTTTGGGTTTGCGTTCGCCGCAAAAGTTCCCCATGCAGTGATTTTGACACGCTGGCCATTTGAACTGAGCGTGCCACCCGCAAGCGAGTATGTCTTGAGTGTATCCACGCCGCCACCAACATTTCCAACATCAACCGAATCTGAATAGAGTGTATTTGCCAGAGAGATCGTAATAGAACCGGCTCCATTCGCAACGTCAATCCCGGTTCCTTCCGTAATTACCGCGAGCACTGGATCGGCTCCGGTTGAACCGATTGGCAATTGCCCATTCGTTGCAGCCCCAAGAGGCGTGATAGACCCGACGCCGCTGCCCAAAAGAATTCCATGATCCGTAAGCGTATTGGCCCCCGTGCCACCGGACGCAACTCCCAATGCCGTATCAAGCGTCAACGCGCCCGTGTCCACGTCAATTTCAGCGGTAACGTCCCCATCTGATTTTATGACCTGAAATTTTTTGCTGGCCGTTAACGCCTTGAACATAATGTCGCCGCCAGTCACCTGCATCAGAAATGGCTTCGTTAACGCAAGGCTGATATTCGGATCACTGTACGTCAACTGCGCAATCCAAGTCGGCGAAATCGGATCATCCGCAGCCGTCCATCCGCCAAGAAGAAATGCAGGAGACGAGCCATCAACCGAAGAAAGTGGAATCCTGTACCATGCGAAACCATCAGACACGTTTAGAAATCCAACCGTATCATCAAACCAAAGTTGACCTGCCACATGGCTACTTGGTTCGGTCGTCCCAGAAAATGAACTTCTAAGAGTATTGAGATTCGTCTCAACCTTATTTCTGAAAGTCGGCATCGAATCTGATGGATTGAGCGTTGAGTAATATGTTTGACCAGCATAAACGCAGGCCGCACAAAGCAGGATCATCGCAGCAATTTTCAGGCGTAAACTTTTCATCTCTTTCTTTCCTTTCATCATACCCGATGGATCGCGTATTTGAGCCTTTCGAGAAGCGCGTTCGCGAGCCGCTGGCCAGCAATTAAAACCGTTGGATCATTCGGAACATTCGACAGAGCCGTCGCGCTGAAATGCAAGCGAAGATACCTGGCAGTTATTACAATCGGATCGCCATCCTCGATTGCCTTTTTAACGTCCTTGCTTCTGTTTAGATTGGTGGAAGAACTTGTGCTATAGTCAACATCGAGATTCCAATCAATGTAATCCGTGTTGATAAGGCCAGCCGAACTCCATTGCTTCATCGTCATATAGACGAAATTGAGAGAGGAATTTATCCACGGAATGACTCGCGCATCAATCGAAATATTAGTTGGAGCCGATGTCCCAAGATTTATTACAGCCGTCTTTAAGTCTATGGCAATGAGATTGTCATTTTGCTTGAGAGCATTTATCCAAGGCGAGGAATCAACAAGCACGCCGTTCTGAATCGTATTTGCCACAACGTCCGTAAAGTCAACATCAGTTGCCGCGATGATCTCCGTGCCGTAAGTCGGATGCGGAGCGGCAGGTGATTCCGCAGTCGCATCCGCCGGACTGAAATAACGCAGGTCTCCATAATCCTTGTATGCCCTGATGTGGATCGAGAGTGGAATATTCGGAAGCGTGTAGTTTAGCAATCCTCCGCCGATGACGAATGGAAAATCCGCAATGATGATTCCAGAAGCCCATTCTCCAACCCTAACCTCATACCCATCCGGCGTCGCTTCTCCAGCCGATGGATCGTCCCAAGTGATGTCGTAATTGTTGTCTGCCACCTGAGTAAACGTAATCGTCGTCTCGTCCACGTCGCCAGGAAAAAGAACGAGCGAATCATCATCGTCTCTCGAAATGTTGATGTAATAAGTCGTTGCATCATCTATCGCCAGACGCCTTCCATCAGGCATAATTGTTATGATTTTCACCTCGTATGGCGTCCCAAGCATTTCCTGACTCTCGAAAAGATCAAACGCGCCAGTCGAAGCCCCAAGCCCTGGCGTCGGAATTGTAGTAATGATTTCCCAATCGCCTTCGCCGCCAATCCGTTTTATGAATTGATATGAACTCACTTCGATTGTGGCATGGGAGGTTCCACCTGAGAACCGAATATTTGACCATCCGCGCCTCGGAACGCTTTCGGTCAATGGAATAAGCGCGCTGACCGATAATTCCGGGATTGTATCCGTGGATGGGGCATTGATATATGGACCTTGTGCCAAATCTTCGGCATCATCAGTGTAAACCGACAGATCAAAAACAATTGCGCCTATCTGTCTATCCATGCCTCCATTCTTCCATCCGATTGAAAGAGCCATGAACTTCTCGCGTTCCGTATTATACTTTGTTCCAAGCTTGAAGATTCTTCCAGTCGGATCGCCAGCATGGAGCGGAGCGAACGGAAGAACGTCCGTACTGCCAGATGACATGATGAAGTCTTGCGTCAATATTGAATCGTCGGTCGAATTGCGTTCGATGTATGTATAGAGCTTGCCCGATTCAAACGCTATCTCTTGATCCAATTGGACATTTCCTAAAGAAGCTCCAGCTACTCGTCCTCCGTAGCTCCATCCAGTTTCCTGCGCCTGATGAAAGAAAACATCACCAGGTTCAATTGCAATGGCCTCAAGCGACGTATCGAATTGAATCAACTTGATATTGTTTTGTTCGGCTCGAAGAAGATAGGCAGCGAATCGCCTCGCCTGATATGGAGAAGTAATTCCAATTGTAGTTACGGATTTCTTAACTATCGTGCTCACCGCTTCGGAAAGATTTGGAAGCGATACAATTGCCTGATCGCCAGCAAAATGCTTTTCTTCATTGTCGAAAATTACTTCAACCTGATTCGCCCTATCATTCGGATTCAACCATTCAGTCGCTACCGAAGAGCCTCCATCATCAAGCCTGTTTATATTGCCAGAGGTAAAAATCTGGACTGGAGTCTTTACCTTTTCGAGTTGCGGTTTGATCTTCGCTCCCACCTTCAAAAGAAGCGCGCGGGAAATTGATGTGACGGCTAATGCGCTTTCCCAGCCTGATCGCTGCGTATCGAAGATGCCATTGAATACAAACCGCTTCTCCTGTACGAACTTGTTCACTGACCATCGCCAAATATCTCCTACACTCCAACCGGATGTTGACACATTAGGATCGAGAGCGAGAGTTATCGAAAGACCATTGCCAATCGCTACCGGCCCAACGTTTGTGAATGTGAAGTTGGTGAATTCGATCTCCCATGTATCGCTAACGACATGGAAATCATTGTCTGAAAATTGAATCACAACGCCATCTGACAATGCCACGTCTTCTTCCGGCTCGATCTCTATGTTTGCGCTCCATGCCCCAGCGTCTTTCCTCCAGCGAAATTTGTTCTTATGCTCTACAGCACTTACGATCTCAATCTCGAATGTAGCCGTGCCCGTTCCCGTATAAGCATTCACGATTTTCAAATCATTCAATCCAGTCCCGGTGAACACCGGAGAGTTATCAGGCTGTGTGCCATCCGTCGCAATAAGCTGAGCCTGAAAATTTGCCGATGTATCGGCCACAAGACCTACAAGCATCAGTTGATAGAATCCGCTTTTCGATCCTGAATATGTTCCTGATACGGATGGATTGATTAGAGCGGATGATTGGTTGGCAATATCTGGAATAGGCTGTCCGTATGAAGCCTCGGCTCCAGTGTATCCATCAATGATTTCATCGCAGAAATCCTCGTAATCCTTCCAGTCCTGCAATTCTGATCCAGGTGCTCCTGCACGCAAATCCTCGCGCGAAATTAATGCGCCAAGCCCATATCGTGGATGAGTCAGAATATCCGCAACTATCCAAGGCGGACTATTTGTCCACGTTTCAGAAGCGTCCCAATCAATTCCATCGGCTGACATTAAAACTTTCCGGCCCTTGATGCTTGAAATAACGTTCGGCAACCCGCCTGAAATTTGCTGCGTTGCACGAATCTTAAGTCCAAGCAACGCTATCCCATTGTAAGCTGGCGCGCCGTAAATGATCTCCTTGATTGAATCCAGATACATGTAATCTGATTTCGTGAAAGCCTTGGTATAAATCGGCGGAATAGCGCGTGTCCTGAAAATCCTGACGATATATTTCGCCGGAGCAAGGCCGTCAATTCTGATTGAAGCAAATAAGGCCGCAGTGTCTTTTTTATTGAATGTGATTTCTGTTTCCCGAACGAGCGTGAATCCGTCCGCATGGAATATCTGCATCTTGCATTTTGGAGATTTCTCGTTCGGTCTTTCCAATTCTCCCATTTCATTCACCTTGTAAACCCCGCGCGGGAATGAAAGAATCGCCTCTATTGCGTTTACGCGGGCGCGAGTAGCCCATTCAACGTAACCAACTCCAGCAAGCTCACGATTATCCATCGAGTATTCAGTTATGACATTCTCGAATCCAGGAATGATGGTTTGAGTAATCGCTCCAAGTCGAAGCGATACTTCAACGTCTCTGTAAGTCTTTGCGTCCATCCCGTTGATACGAATTCCATCTGGGATGGCTGATCCCTTGAGGCGGTTTTGATCTGATGTATATCCACCAATTGATTGAATAGGCCCCTGAGAAAGTCCGATCAACATATAGAGAGTTTGTTCGCTTTCGCCAGTCACTCGCCGTTCTACTTGTAGAATATGGCCGCCAACATCATGCTCGCCATAAACGACAGAAATTGGCGTGCCATTCGCAATCGTATTTTGGATTCCAGAAAAGCCATAAGATGGAGATTGTTTTCCTCCGCTGCTGACAGGCGCAATTAGCCCTATTGATGATGGTGCAAGAAATGAATTTAGAGTAGTAAATACACCAGACATTCCTACGGCAACACCAATTTTGAAAAGCGCAAAATATGCTCCGCCAAGTACTAATCCGGCTCCGACAAGCAATGCCCCTACGACTATGAGACCTATTCCTAAGCCGCGTTGCCCTTCTTCCGTAACAACGAAAACAAGAACCGCTCCATCTTCTGGAGATTTATTCCATTCAGCATCAGACGGACGATATAGCTTTCCTCCGTAATTACACGCCGCCGCGCCTCCTTGAGGCGCAAGCTCCGCAATCGTCTTTCCCTCCCACGCAATTTCATCCGGCCCGGAAATCTTCCGTTTGTCCACAAGGTTCTCGATCACCGTAATCGTTATCATGCTACGAGTTCCTTGAGCCGAAAATACGGGGCGCAAATATGAAATCTGTGAAGCGGATGAATCACTACGCCCGTTCTCCTATGCGCGTGAAGAACCTCTTTTCCCAAGACTATCCCGATATGTTTTCCCGCTTCGACACCAGCGAATCGCGCCACATCCCCTGTTTTAGGAGAATCAACCGCAATGAAATAATCCATGACGCGATGAGCAAAAATGAAATCAACATCGGTTGATGCAGGGTCAGGGACATCCAAACCAAACGCCAGATAAAACGCCCGCATCACTCCCCAGCAATCCATGCCCGCTCCATCGCGTCCGCCAGACGCATAGGGAATCCCAAGCATGGCCTCCGCTACTTCAATGGCTTTTGATTCTTCGATTTTCATCATGGCCTCGATAATGCTGGCGCGCCGCCGTAATTGATCGCATTTGAATGCGCCAAACATCCATTGTATCCATCGAAGGTAAGATCGCATGTTGGAAGGCTTGAAGCATATTTGCACATCGGCCCCTTGTAGATGTGCCTGCATGTATCGCGGATGAATCTCTCTCGCGGAAACAAGATGTTCATTACGTCCTGATACCCCACAGTAAACACTGCAACTCTCGAATCGTAACGCGATGACTGAATCGAATAAACTCCGACAGGCATCGCAATTCCATCATTCATCAAAAATAGCCGCACCTTTTTATTCGGAAATCCACGGTTGTATTCAATGAAAGCACCAACTTCCGTAGTGATGTTGGTTACGCTTATCGAAAGAGTAGAAGGCGTTCCTCCGCCATCCTCCGTCTGATCCCCTATTTGGAAAGGAAATGGATAGTAATCATTGCCTCCATAGTTAATGATTGCCGCGCCGCTGCATATCCTAAGCGTTTGCGCATCGTTCAAATCCATTTCCAAAAGCCAAAACCACGGCTCGGCATTTGCCAGCAAATTCTTGGCGGTCACGGTTGCCGATGGAATGTATCTCATAGCGGCAATACCTCGATGAACGCAGCCCTGATTGAATGAGAATTTGGCTTATGAAAACCGACAACTGGTTCCGTCGAAATGAATTTCTTTGGATCATCTTCGCCTGGCGGAGTCCAAATGAAAGCCTCCGTGCGATGATCCAGAAGAAACGTGACAAGCGCATCCTTCTCTATTTCGGTTCTGCCATTCCATTGCACCTCGATCGCCATTCGTTCAGTATCGGTCAAAGCGTGTCGAGCATTATAGCCTGACGCATACGTTATCTCATGCGTTGGATTGATGCGCTTAAAAACCAACGGCCAATCTGGAATCGAACCATACGAGTGGCCATCAACATCGGGTGGATCGGCAGGTTCCAAAACGTCCGTGCCGTCCGGTTCATCAGAAGGTTGCGGGCTATTCGTCCCGCCGCACAGCGTTAGATTATCTATGCTCCCAGTCCCGCCGCCGGTTTCGCGCGTCATTGCGATTGCGACTTGAAATGTTGGCATTGGATTTGGCCACTCGCGGATTTGCTGAATCAAATCAGGACCGATTCCGAATTCAGCTATGTCCGAGAGATTGACTCGATGCCAACCCTGTGTTCCCCATGTTTCCCAATGGTCACCTGAATCGAACGAAACGAGGAATCTGTGGAAGTAGCCGACGACTTCCATAATTGTCAATTGAAGTTCATATACAGGATCGAGCGCAGGTGCAGCATCAGGCGTAATCAAAACCCAAGTGCCTTCATTTCCGGCGATTAAACGCGCGATGCCTCCTGTAAATTCGATTTTCGATGCGTCAAACGTATAGCCGACGCTCGAATTGAAATCGAATTGTGTCGTGCACGGCATGGCTTAGAGCGTTCCTCTCACGCTTTGACGTGTTCCCAAATCGCGCCCCATAGCCTCGCGCCCAAGAGCCTTCACTGCCCTTTGAAATTCCGGGCGCGCGGCCAATGCTTCCACGCTACGGCCATCCATCGCAGTCACAGATAGATTTAGATTCTGGGTGATATTCGTAACCTTTGTTGACGAGCCTCCGGCGATTGCATTTGAATCCTCGTTCGAGAATACACGCGATCCGGTTGGTAGCCTCACAAGTTCCGGCCCGCGTTCCCCTACGACCGTCCATCCATTGGCGGGTCCACCTGCGGCAGCGAATGAAACCGGGATCGTATTGAGTCCATATCCGCCACCACCGCCTCCAATGCCGGGCAAGAATGATAAGAGTCCGCCAAGAAGTCCTCCTGCGCCGCCTTCAGAAGGAGAACTTTCACCAATCGCCGCCTTCATGGCCCGCAAAACTGTCATGCGAATAATCATGGATTGAATGTCGGCAAGTACCGAAAGAGCGAAAGCCTTCCATGCGTCCTTGCCTTGAGCGGTACCATTGGCAATTGAAATGAAAAGCGAAGACGTGCGATCTGCAAGAGCATCAACACCATTGACAGTCAATTCCGAAATGCTCTTTGCAGTCAATTCATTTTCATTGCGCCATCGCAGGAGTCCTGCGCTTACGCCATCGAATATGTTGTCAGATGCTTCAAGGCTATCAACTTCCACCTTACGTCTCATCTCTTTAGCTTCGCGTGTAATTTGATCAATATAATCTTGCTTTTCCTTCTCAGTCGCCTTGGATTTTTCAGCCGCAGCAATTTCCGCCGCCAAACGCTTGTCAATTCCGGAAATTGTTGTTTTGGATATATGATCCTGAACGGTTTTAGTATTTTCTGCGATCTGTTCGTTTTCTCTCTTTACCGTCTCTTGATACTCATGATATTTTGCGTTAAGAGATGAGATAACCCGATCCTGAATCGCATCTTGTTTATCGAAATCTTTTTCAAGTTGAGCCTGAACTTTAGCATCATTCGCCGATCGAATAGCCGCCACTGCATCATCAAATTGTTGCTGATTGATTAATTTTCTATCAAGCAACTCGCGATATTTGGCTATCTCGATTTCTGCAAGTTGATTGATGCCATCAACGTATTGCGAAAGCCTTCGCTGTTGTTCGGCTTCAATTAATTGCGTGACTTTTTGCTCGGCCTGCTTCCGAAGCTCAATCACCTGCCGCGCCGCTTCTTCCTCCGCTCGTCTTTGTTCATCAGTTTTAATTTTTGGGGTTATAGCTCCACCAACCGGACCGGCACTGAATTGAATCGAACGCGCTACTTGCGCGATTTGCTTGGAATTATCCAATGCCGTTCTTATGGTTTTCTCGATGCCCTGCGCTTGCGCCTGCACGGCCCGCGTAACGGCCTCGATGCCTGAAATATCTCCAACCGAAACCGAAACTCTCGCCCTTGGATTTGACTCCATGCTTGACATGAGATCATTTACTTTGTCAATCGCGTCCGAAGCACTCGCCCCCACTCTCTCCATAAAATCCGTGAAACCAGTGAATGCGTTCACGGCCCAGCTTGCAGCCGTTGTTTTCATTCCGGCCCATATATCAGCTAGTTCCTTGATTTTCTGCGCGGTCTTGTCCGCCTCTGGATTCAATTCGTTGAAGACCGCCTTGGCCTTTGCTATCCCTTCCGCGCCAGACTCAAAAGCCGGCTTTAGATCGCGGACGTTTTTTCCAAGCGTCCTTGCAAGAAGGGTGTTGGATTGCCATGAATCAGAAAGTCCGCCTCCAGCCGATATGATTTTCTCCCATAAATCAACGAGCGAAGTCGCGTTGTTTTTTAGATTCTCAAACGCAAAAGCCTGATCTCCGGTTATGATTTGTAGCTGTTCAAACGCCTCCTGCATCTCAACGTTTCCAACGACAGCCTCTCGTATTGCCCTATCGAGATTTCTGATTTGAGAAGAAACATCATCAAGATTTAGATCGTTCAATTCAGCGAATAGCTTTATTCCTCCGAGTTGCTGCACCGTAGTATCAAGTTTGACGGCTTCATCGCGTAGTCTTCCAAATTCCTGAATTGCTAATTTTATCTGACTCACGATTGCTGCGACGCTAAATCCGATCCCAAGTCCAGCAACGACACTCCGCGCAAGATTCGATGCGTTAGCCATTCCAGAAAATGCAGAAGAAGCGCCTGCGGTCGCCTGCTTGACTGCCAATTCCACTCCATGTGCGGAATTGATGATGTCCTCAAGCGTCTGCTTTGTGTTAACATCTTTTGTGCGCAGCGTCAGCTGGACGAGAAGCTCACTACCCATGCCCATTTTTCTTCTCCATCCTGGCCCGACACATTGGCTCTAGCCGTTTCAAAAAACGCATAGCTTGCAGAAACGTATTTGGCTGATCGAGCAATCCACCTGCGTTCGGAAGATGCCCGCGCGGCCATTCTGAATCATGGTAATAGTTGACGGCCTCAATCACTTCTGGCGTTTCCTTTACGAGTCGCATTGGACATTCATAGACAGGAACCCAACCTGGAAATTTTATGAGACTACAAACCCAATTCTCCATGCAGATTTCGCAACCAGACCCCATGCAACGAATACAAACTCGCAGCGTCTGGTATCTTTCAGTCGGGCCGTCGCATCCATGAATGGATCGAAATTTCAAATCACCGCACGCCCCGCAACTGTGGGGTATTACCCCAAGGCTTAGTTGGAGGGCGAGGTCAAGTTTCCCAGGGTCTTTTCTCCGTCTTCGTCCCCTGAGAAAAGCGTGTTGCGCGAAGTAATAGCCGATGCCAGCCCGAAAACAAGAAGCCAATCCGACTCCAAGATTTTGAGCGTGGAATTAATCGGCCTGCCATTCATATCGGCCCTGAATGGAATCTCGTTTCCATCACGATCCAATACATTCTTCCAGTCGCATAAGCCAAGCCTTATGGTCTCGCGATAGAGCGCGGCAGCTCCCTCGATGTCCTCGCGCCTGAGCGAAGCGTTGCGATCAATGATAGCCCCAGCCATGAACCCGTCAAGCACCCTGATCTTGAACGCAGGCGCGTGTGGATTCTCTTTATCCTCCGGCTTGCTCCACCACGATTCAGAGCGGTTCGAGAATTGGATCGGCATTTTCCCATCCTTCCCTATTTGAAAATAAGTTCGATTGGGGAATAATCCCCGCCAGCGTCGAATTCAGGCGCCGGGAAAGTAACATCAATCAGGTCCACTTCATGTCCAGTCCTCGATCCAGGCGCAATGTTGACGATCTGGGCATATTGACTCAGGATTTGGACGATGTTTCCTGATGTCGAGCCGATGGTAACGTCAATTCCGGTTCCTGGCGTCGAGGAGAAAAATTCATCCCACGGGTTGAACGTCGCTAGAAGTTGCGCAATTGGATCGAACTTCCCTTTTGCCATGTGGGGGCCGACGAGCCGCACGCCCTCGTATCCTGAAACCTCCTGCGCGCATTCCAACATTTCCAACTTGTTGCCCTTGTCGAGTTCAAAGTTTGTGTAACACGGAATCGCAACGCCGAGAATATCAGTTGCGATGCCCTGAAACGCAATCGGCTGAACGTTCTCGTAGGCAATGCCAGTTAGCAATGCCCCATCAGTTATACCAGTCCCGGTCTCACGCGATCCCATAAAGTCCCAATCAATGAACGGGGGCTTTCCTCGATTGCCAACCATTTCGAACGTCCCTCGGCACGTATGCGCGCGGTGAATCTGTCCGTCGCGATAGTAAGCGAATGAAAGTGAAGGCTCGGACGCCGAAATGTTTTTGTACGACGCCTCTACCGACTGATCCGAAGTCGCGGTGAACGTCCACTGATCGCCGATGATCCATCCTGTGGTAGATGTATCTGGGTTGAGGGCGAGATTGAGCGACAAGCCAAGTGTCATCACAGTTGGTCCAACGCCCGTCATGGCAACCGTTCCAGTCGAAAACGCCGTTCCATCGTCCGGGAAAAATTGCCACCGGAACGTAGCCGAAGTGTCGGCCACAAGAGATTCGAGCGTAAGGAAGAACGTTCCGTTTTTGGTTCCTGTGTAAGTGCCACTGATCGTCGGCCCAATCGTGACAGTCGAGTTCGACCGCTTTGGATGTTTGGCCGGAACGGTATTGGAAGCTACACCAGTCCGAATGGTTTCTCCCATGCCGCAAGCTCGCAATAGCGGGCCGATGGAAGGCGCGGTTCCTGCGGTTCCAGACCCCTTGAGGTCCGTCCGAAACTTGATCCGCACCATACCGGCGCCCTGAACCTGGGCCAGCGAATCCTTGAATTCACGCGCAGGATTCCGTTCGGTGAATTCAACTGGATACTCGATCGTCGGGTCATAGATGATTGTTTTGGCATACAGAATGTTCTCCGGCGACAAATAGACTCCATCAGACGCCTGAACCCTGAAAGCCAGGACCTTGCGTTGCGTTAAGATTGAATCCGACATGTTACATTACCTCCGGTCTTTCATTTTTGTTGTCTCTAAACCGTGATGCCAGGCATGTGCTGCAATCCGAATCGAACATGGAATCTACCAATCGTCTCATTGCCCGACTCAAACGAATCCAGCATGAACGCATATCGTTTATCTGAAACGGAATCTGGAGCGGTCCATAAAATTGTCCCGGCGTATTTGACAGCGTCAAAAATAGCCTTGATGGAATCGCGCCTCGCCTTATCAATATTTGAAAACGAAAGTCTCCAGACTTCTAAATCAAGACCTGTGCGAACGGAAAATCTCATTGAACTTCCGCCCGGCGGATCCATGAGCATTTGGCCGCCGCGTTCGACATTGAAATCCAAATCACTGCAAATGGCATTGAGCGCGCCCATTATCATCCACCAAGAGGCTCGCAAGGCCCCCAGCATAGAACCGAAAATTCATAGATGCGAATCATCAGGCTTGACGTTCGGAACCGACTCGATCCGATCATAACGCCCGGATGGAAAACATAGCCGCTTGACTGCGCCGGAAATGGTTGTCTGGTTAGCGCAGCATTCACGGAATCGAAAATCGCCTGATCCATGCGCCTTGCTTCCGTTGGCCGCGATGAATTGAACGCAACCGCAAGCTTGAAGAACGCGCGTAAAACTATCTGGATCGCATTCGCAGGCTTTTCCTCATCCGGTATTTCAGTCTCGTCCGATCCTGAAAGAAACATACCTGGGACACGGCTTTGAATTGCAGCCACCAATTGCTCTGTGTCGTCAGGCGTATCCGTCCTGAAATCAACCGCATCCACGGCCTTCATTTCAACGCGAGTAACCGTGATTGTCCACAGAGTCTCAAACGTGTGGCCCTTGCTCGCGGCGAATTGTATTTCGACACCATCCGAAAGCGCGATTGCAGCGGGGACTGGCGTTGGCGTCAATGGAATGTTCGGTGACCAATTACCCCCATTTTTCCTCCATTGAATCAAATCATAATCCGGGCTTGAGGTCGTATCCTTAATCTGCACTTCAAAAATCGCGAGAGAGTCTGGCGTCGTATATGGAGACGCAACCGTCATGTCATCCAAACCGCCACCAGAAAACTCGACATGTTCCGCGTAGCCTTCCGACGCGGTATCGTTCAATTTCTTGATGATGGCTTTTTCGAGGTCAAGAAGGACACTCATTGCGATTGTCCCCCGATCTTGCCAGCCATAAATGCAACTGTCTTCTGCTCGATTTCTGCAGCGTATTCATTGCCGATTCCAATAAATCTGCGTTGCGGGATAGTCGCTGATTTGAGAAGCAGAAAATGAGCGGTCAATGCGCCACGTTGCGACGTGAATATGAATAGTTTTCCGCCTCTGGTTTTCCTGATGAATGGCTTCTTCGATTCATTTTGATTCCACCATCGCCTCGCAAATTGTGATCGCTTTGCCGATTTCGATAGCGGGATCGCAAGCATGGTCGCGCCCTGCGGCGTAATCACCATGCCCTCCTGATGACTCGAAGCGTAAGGCAAATTCGTTCCAATTATCACTGAGTCGTCAGTCACGCGCGGTGATGCCGCGACAATAGACCGAAACAACCTGCCTGTATCTCGGAGAATTTCTCCGCCACGGCGCGTAGATTGCCACGGCGCGCCGGTGATTGGATCGCGCTTGGCAGAAAACGTCCTTGACACCTGATTCTTCATCACCTGATCCAGTTGAAGCATGAGCGCGCGCGGACGTTGCGCGGCCTCACCAGCCCTGCGGAACGCCGCTTGAAGCTTGTCCAGCCCTTGGATTTGATACTCGATGACGGTTGCCATTAGAAAATATTCCGAAACCAACTTTGCTGCGATGCTGGACTTGTTGCCGTCGCAATGACAGAACTGCCAAGGACAGTTCTGTTTGCGCCAATCAAAACCTCCGACCGATTCTCTGGCTGATACGTTAAATCTACCCCGCCTTTGGATGATCCCTTCTGAACGTCCCGCAAATACGAAACCGCCTTGTCGAATGCAGATTCAAAAACCACGTCCGCGGCCATCAAATCAGCCCGCGTTTTTTCCACGAGCGAATATCTTGCAATCGCAATCGCAGCCTCCTTGAGTGAAGCATCCGTCATTACGTCAGCCGGGTCATAATTGGCCCGGATAGCCGCGTCAACCCTCGCATTCGCAACCTCAATCGCGGCCAAGACTTTATCATTAGTCGAAATGTCATC